AGGGTCTTTGTGCTGATGCCGAGCATCTGGGCCTTCTTGAGCAGCCCGTCCTTTTCCAGTCGGTTCACGACCAGGGCGCGCGTGTTGTCTCCGAGCGCGAGCGAGTCGGCCTCGATCGCCGAGGTCAGATCCTCGACCTCGGCGCGAGACTCGGCGTTCTTCTGCGCCCAGATGCCGAGCGCGGCCACGCTCGCCGTTAGGGCGAGGGTGAACGGGCCACCGATCGCGCCGGTGACGCCGCCGATCGCGGTGCGGAACTTGCCCGCAGCGCCGCGCACGCCGCCGGACTCGGCGAGCAGTTGCTTCAGCGCCAGCACCTTCGGCGCCGCGACCAGCGCGGCGGTGCCGAGCAGCGTCACGGCGAAGGCCACGTTGCGGACCGGCGCCGGCAGGGCATTGAAGCCCATGAGCAGATCGGTCGCCAGGCCGGCCAGCGAGGTCAGCGCCGGGAGCAGTTGCGCCCCGACCGACTCCTGCAACTCGCCAAACTGGTTCTTCAGCCGCTCGGCGGCACCGGCCCCGGTCTTGGCCTCATCCTCGGCGAACCCGCCGACCTGGGAGCGCAGGCCGACCATGATCTGCCGAAGGTTCCCGGCCTGCGAGCCGGTGTCCTTGAAGTCGATGCCGACGGCCTTCAGCGCACGGCCAGAGCCCATCAGGGCCTTGCCGATGTCGGTGGAGGCGTCCTCGAACGACTTGCCGGTCTTGGCGGCGTAGTCGGCGACCAGCGGCGTCAGTTCCTGCAACTGCTGGCCGGTCAGTTCGTACTGTCCGAGGATCGCCTGACCGGATGCGATGGCGTCGTCATCGAACCGGGTCTTGCGCTGCAACTCGGCGTTGTAGTCCCGCAGCGCGGACAGCGCAACATTCTGCAAGCGCGGGAACCGCTTGTAGGTGTCCTGGAGCTTGGCCTGGGACTTCTGCGCGTCGGAGAACGCCTTGACGCTGGAGATGCCGAACGCGGCGATAGCCCCGGCTGCGGCGACGCCGGCCACGCCCATCTTCTCGACGGACTGACCGACCCTGCCGACCGTGCCGGACGCCTTGTCGACGGCAGTGATGACCAGCTTCAGATTCGCGTCAGCCATCTTTGCCCCTGTTCATCGCGTCCACGAACGACCGGAGGCCGTCGAACTGCTCCACGGTCAGAAGGTCCATCTCCCACGGCCTGATGCCGAGGTAGTGCGCGAACAGGCCCGCGTAGGCCGCGGTCAGTCGCTCGCGGCTTCGGCGGGCGGCGTAGGGTCCTCGGGCTCCTCGATGCCCTCGTACTCGCGGTTCGCCCACACCTCGCGCAGCGGGAACTCCACGTCGCTGTACCGCAGCTCGGGCCGCTTGCGCTTCATGGCGATCCACACCAGCGCGGTGATCGCGCCGGGGTCGCCCTCGTCGCAGGCGTTCAGCCACTCGTCGTAGGTCATGCCGGTGACCTTCTGCACGGCGATGGCCTCGGTGTTGAGGATGCGCTGCATGTCGAGTTCGTACACGTCGTCGTCGACGGAGAACTTGATAATCACGGTCCCTCGGTCCCTTCGGTTGTGCCGCAGCCCCCGACCCGTGGAGGCATCGGGGGCTGCGGGTGGAGCGTCAGAGCGTGGTGTCGGTGGAGATGGTGCGGATCTGGTACGGGTTGTCCGTGCCGTTGTAGAGCGCCTGGAGCGTGACCTTCTGCGGCACGATGTCCGGGCCGTCCGCGTTGACCTCGGCGGCGGTGATCTTCGCCGCGGGGATCGTGACCTCCAGCGTCGGGTAGTGCGAGCCGGTGATCGCGGTCGGCAGCGCCCAGATGAGCTGGATCGTGGCCGTGGTGTTCGCCGAGTAGAGGTCGTAGAGCGCGGTGCGCTGCACGAAGTCCATGTCCAGCTCGACCTCGCAGGTGCGGTAGCCGTTGACCAGCTGCTCGGACTTGATGCCGCTCGAACCGGCGTAGTAGCGGTCCGTCGCCAGCGGGTTCTCGATCTTCACTGTGGCGCCCTTGACGCCCGCGAGGGCCGTGCCGCCCGAGATGGAGGTCTTGCCGCTGGACGTGGACGGGGTGCCGCCGATGTTCACCGTCAGGTTCGCGCCGGTGAACTGCGTCTGCGTTGCCGAGTAGGACGCCGAGGCCAGCGCCGTGCCCGTCGCCTCATTCCAGCCGTCGACGCCGAACTTGACCGTCAGCGGGTCGGTGACGTTGCCGCCGAACTCGCAGGAGGTGATCTTGCAGCCGTTGAACGTGAACGGGCGCACCGTGCCGTCGGTCTGCGGCCGGCCAACCTGGATCGTCAGCGACGACCCTGCGGACTGCTGGTCGCCGGGGGCGAAGACGGCCTCGTAGGCCGCGCCGGTGAGCACGGCCGGGGTCGTGGTCGACCCGAGGGCGGCGCGCCAGAGGGTGCCCAGGCCCTTGTCGGTCAGTTCGACCTCGAAGTCGCCGCTGATCTGCCGCGTCGTGGTGACGTGGCGCGAGAGCAGCGCGACGCCGTTCGTGGAGCCGTACAGGCCCTCACCCTGCGCCCGCTCGATCTCCAGGGCCAGGGACTCGGACGTGTGCGGCTGGAACTTGTTGACGGTGACCGCCGTGCCGGCGGTGGACTCCACGCCCCAGCCGAGCTGCGACACCAGTCCGGTGCTGAACCCCATGACTTACTCCTTGTCCTTGGCGGGGGTGGTGATGACCTCGTACAGGCCGGGGATGTCCCACTCGCGGTCGTCGCCGTCGGGGACCTCGAACACCTCGTCGGGCTCGATGACGCGCTGGATCGCCACGACCAGGCGCGGTTCGTCGGCGAGCAGTCGGACCTTCACGGTGCCTCCGGGCACGGCAGGGCACCCGCGCGCGGCGGGTGGGGGTGGTCGGGGGTCAGAGCAGGATGCGGGCGTCGAGGGTGAACAGCACGCGCACGGCCATGCCGGGGTCGAGCATCTGCTGCGACACCGACACGTTCGTGATCGTCAGGTAGGTGAGGGTCTGCGGGCAGTCGTCCCACGTTGCCTTCGCCAGCAGCGCGTCGGCCACGGAGTCGAACAGCGTCGCGGCCTCGGCCCGCAGGTCGGCCCAGGTGCCCGAGCCGGACCAGGCGGTGACCTCGCACGGGATCGACACCGCCTCCTCGCGCGACCCGGCACCGATCGGCACCGAGCGCCACTCGGCGTCGGTCGTCCACGCGGGCTGATCGTCGTCGTCGGCCCAGCCCTGGCCGCCGATGATGACGTAGGTGGCGGGCTCGTCCTGCGTCAGCGGCGGGCCGTCGTACACGTTCGCCAGACCGGACAGGGCCTCGACGGCGGTGGTCACGAGGTCGAACGCGCCAGTGGCGGTCATGCGATGCCCGGCTGCGCGTAGCGCCGCAGGAAGTCCTGCACCCGGTTCGGCAGCGAGTAGCCCTGGCCGGGCGTGTAGTCATCGCCGCCGCGCCGCTGAATCGTCCCGCGCTGCGTCTGCCACAGGTGGCGGATCGTTTCCAGGACCGCCTGCTGCAGCCCGGCCGGGACCACCGTGCGGCCGGCGATGTAGTCGACCTCGATGTTGTTGAACCCCGCCGTCCACACCGACGCGGACCAGCCCGAGGTCTTGGTCAGGATGCCGGTGTCGATCTCGACGGCGAAGTCGTTGACGGCGTTGCCGTTCTCGGTGACCGTGGTCACCGACACCACCGGGGCCTGCCGCAGGATCACGCTCGCCCGGCCGCCATTGTGGGTCTCCGACACCGTGCGGCGCGTGAGCGGGCCGACCTCGCCCTCCACCAGATCGGTCGCGGCGAGGATGAAGAACCGCAGCTCGTCGTCGTCGCGCACGTTGTCCGCGTCGATGTTGAGCATGTCCTTGACCTGCGTCAGCGACACCGGCGGGGAGACCGTCAGGTCGTCGACGTTGAAGCCCTCTTCGAGGGTGCCCGCGTTGACCCCGGTCGTGACCCAGTAGACGCCGTAGTGGCCGACCAGCGCGGGCTCGTAGTCCAGGTGGTAGATCCCGACCGCCGGGTGTTCGACGTTCGCCGACTGGTCCGAGGTCGTGCCATCGGGGGCGAGGACCGTCACCTGGAGGTCGTCGGGGTCCGCGAGCGCACGGTCAAGGTCGTAGACCTTCAGCTCCAGGCGCACGAACCCGGACACGCCCGCAGCACCGGCGTAGATCGGCATGGCGGTCCTCTCAGTCGATCGTCGGCTTGATGACTCGGCCGTACAGCCGGCCGGGTGTGGTCTCGCCCTCGATGCGGACCTTCGCCGTCACGGCGCCCACCCCGACCAGCGCGGCAGCGGTGTTCGTCGCGGCCACGGAGAAGGTGTTGCCGTAGCCGACGAGCGCGGCGGTCATGCCCCGCTGGACCGACGTGCCGGGGGCGTCGAGCGCGCCCGTCGCCGTCAGGTACACCTCGGCGTTGTGCGTCGTGATGACCGAGGCGTCGGCCGACACGCTGCCCGCACCGGACAGGGTGGTGGCGGTGATCGTCATGCCGCGCCCGGCGTCGGCGGTGACGGTGCCCGTGGCAGAGGGCGTCGCACCGATCGGCATGGTGCGGGTCGCGGCCGAGGTCGCGGTGCCCGTGCCACTGATCGCCGCCTGCACGTTCGGCGGCGTGCGCGTCGGGTTCGAGTTGCTGTTGAAGGTGACGTCATCTATGCGGATGTCCGACGGTGAGGCGTCGCCGTAGAGCAGGAGGTACTGCCAGTTGGCGAACGTGCCGCCCGCCCACTGCGTCGTCGTCGCCGTGGCGGTTGCGTTCTCGTTCGTGCCGTCCGGCTGCGGCAGCGCCGAGCCCGTCCACAGTTCGGCCTGAAGGACGGCCTTGGCCGTCGTGGTGACGCGGACCCGGCACCAGGCATTGACCGCGCCAGCGGTGACCGCCGCGGCGCGGGTCTGCGTCAGGTTCACCGGATCGTAGGACTTGACGCTCACCGAGTAGTTGCCGCCCGAGGCGACGAGCTCGGCCCAGGAATACTCGACGGCGGTGTCGTTGGCGCACACGCCGAGCTGGATCGCACCCGTGACCCCGGTCGGGATGAACACCAGCATGTCGGCGATGTAGATGCCAGCGGTCAGGTCGGTTGAGCCGTTGGTCTGGTAGAAGCGCACGTTGCCCGCGGCCGGGTTCGGCGTGAGCAGCGCCCGCGAGCCCTCCCAAGAGGATGTCGTGGACGACGCCGCGGTCCCTCGCGGGACCATCAGCCACTCGGAGTTGCCCGCGCTCGTCCCGTCGCGGGTGATCGCCGTGCCGACCGTGTACGACGAATCGTTGAGCCGCCACCGTTCCTGCGCCATGCCCGCCCCCTCAGTACACCGTGACGACGTTGTTGGCGGAGGCCGTGATCGTGGAGCCGCTGCTGTTGCCGCTGATCCGGCCGTTCAGCAGCGTCCCCGCGCCGGTGCTCGTGGTGAAGATCGGGAAGGCCATGTTCGCGCTTGCGTTGCCGCTGACCACGAAGTTGATGAGCGAGCCGGGGCCGGTGAAGTCCACCGCGCGGCCACCGCGGACCGAGTTCATCGTGGAGCCCGCGATCACCACCGACTGGAACGACGTTCCGGACGTGGGCGCGATCCGCACGCACGCCGTCGACGGGTCCTCGTGCGAGTTGTCGCTGATGCGGACGTTCGTGGAGTAGGTGGTCCCATCGGCACCCGGCGTCAGCGCCAGGTCCACGCTCACCGAGCCGTCTTGGAAGTTGTTGCCGCGGATGTCCAGGTCACCGCCGGACAGCCACTTGACCTGCGCACCGGACTGGCCCGCGTACTGCCCGGTCTTGGAGTAGTGGCGGCCGTCGAGGACGTGCCAGTCCCCGAGGTCGGTGGTGGCCGACGCGAGCGAGATGCCGTCGGACACCGGGACGGCGCTCCACACGCGGCGGATGTGCGCGCCCCAGCCGCAGACCGTGCGGATGTTGTTGTAGAAGCCGAAGATCTCCAGGTCGTCGTACTCGGCCTTGATGTAGGCGTTTACGCCCTGGTCGTCCTGAAGGATCGCCGCGCCCGCGGTGGGCAGCAGCGACACGGTGTTGACCGGGCCTTGCAGGTTGACGAACCACTCGTACACCTGCGAGTGATACAGGCTCAGTTGCCGGATCTTGCAGTATTGCGCGCCGACGCGGAACAGGTTGTTCGTCAGCGACGGCACCACGATCCGCGAGAACGTCGGGTGCGTGCCCTCCACGATCGCCCCGGCCGTGGTCAGCGCGTGCCCGCCCTCGGTGATGACGAACTGCTCACCGGCCGGGAACGTCAGCGCCTGGCCCTTGGTCAGCGACCCGAGCAGGGAGGCGATCGCGGAGGTGTTGTCCGTGCCGTACACCGCGACGTAGCCGCCGTTGCCCGGCGCGGAACTGAGCGTGGCCTGCGTGCCCGATGAGACCGCCGTGATGGTGCGCTTGATGATCGACGACGCGCCGTTCAGCCACACCGACTTGCCGACGTGGGACGAGTCGAAGTACGGGGCCGAGAACCCCGCGATCGAGCCCGTCGCCGTCATGGTGGTGCCCGAAACGGTGACCTCGGCCTGGCGCCCGTCCTGCACCACGCCGTTCGCCGTGGCCGGCACGCACGCGCGACCGATCAGAACCTCGACCGCCTCCAGGCCCGTCGAGTGCGCGTTGACGACCGTCGTGGCAGCGGTCGGCCCGGAGTTGCCGTCGTCGCCTTCGCTGACGCGCGTGTACGGGCCGGGCATCGGCTCAGGCGGCCAGCGGGGTCAGGGCGATGGTCAGGCTGGACAGGTTGAGGGTGTCCGAATTGCTTACGGACTTGCTGGCGGTCAAGGCCCCCGACCAAAGGAAGTTGCCGCCGCTGGAGGCGTCCCACAGGCTGATGTGCGAGATGGTCTCCGTGGTGGTCATCGACCACGACGGGGTGTTCGTCATCGTGGCGACACCGCCCGACGCGGCGCTGCCGAACGTCGCGGCGCTGCGCGTGGTCACGGCCGAGCTGTTCGCCGTGCCAGCGGCGCCGGGGTCGCCGGTGTGCAGGCGCACGAACAGCGTGCCCGCGGTCGGGAACGTGCCCGTGCGGGTGATGCCGTCCAGCACCTTGTTCGCCAGGTTCGCGGTGCTCATTCCGACTGCCATCAGTCGTTCTCCTCATCGGTGGTGCCGTCCGGGCGGACGACCTCGGCGGTAGCGGTCACCACGAACTGCGCGGCGACGGTCGGTTCGGGGTTCATGTGCGGTCCTCTCAGCGGTTCACCAGGCGGCCCAGGAGGGCTCCTGCGGGGACGTTGCGGGGCTTGACGACCTGCGCCGAGGCCGACAGGGACGCGACCCCAGCGAGCGCGCTAGCGGCCTCGCGCGTGGACACCACCGAGGCCGTCGCCGTCAGCGATCCGTCGCCCACCAGGGAGGTGTTCGTCGGCGCGGACCGCGAGGCCGTCGCGGTGAAGTCGGCGCTGGAGGCCAGCGACACGGAGGTGTTCGCGGCGATCCGCGCGGACGCGGTGATCGAGCCGGACCCCGACGCGCTCGCGGTCCCGCTCGTGCCGCCGACGACCCACCACGTCGTCAGGTCGCCCCACGTCGTCAGGTCGCCCCAGAGAGACACGGCGACCTCCGGGGGCTACTGCGCGGTGATCGGGGCGGTCGGCGCGGCCATCACGTCCCGCTGGCCCACGAAGCGGGCCTCGGTCAGCACCGACGCCTTCTGATGGCCGATCGCCACCGAGGTGTCGACGTGGACCGGGATGCCGCACGCCGCAGCCCGAAGGCAGAACGTCATGTCCTCCCCGAACCGCTGGCCGGCCACGGCGGTCTCCTGGAACCAGGGCCACACCGCGTCGAACTCGGCGGCACCGATCGCGGTCAGCGCGTCGCGGTGGATCAGCAGCGCAGCCGCACCCGTGGCCCCCACGCGGAACAGCTCGTCCTGCGGGTAAGCCTCGTAGCGGATGGTCTGGAGCCGACCGTCCTGCTCGGTGAAGTCGTACAGCGTCGGGAACAGCCGCTCGTTATCCACGCCGAAGCACAGCGCGCCCACGATCGGGGCCTCGGACGGGTGGGCGCGGGCCAGTAGCGCGTTCGGCAGATCGGCGCGGAACGTCATGTCCGCGTCCAGCATCAGCAGCCACTCGCACGACGATGCGAGCGTGGCGCGCACGAGGTTGTTCCGGCCGTGGGAGATGTTCACGCCCGACGCCTCGGGGAACACCTCGGTCACCACGCCGCCGCGCGCCTGGTGCCAGAGCATCGCGGCCAGGGAGTTGGCGAACCCGGCGGCGACGTGCTCGCCGTACAGGTAGCCCACCGCCACGGTCGGGCTGGCGGGCTTGGTCTTTGCGGTCCTCTTGGTCATGCGGTCCCGGTCCTTTGGTCTGCGGCAGGCCGCAGCCCCCGACCCGTGGTGGCATCGGGGGCTGCGAGCCCGCCTTCGATCAGAGCTTCAGAACTCGGAACGCCCCGGTGTCAACGGCGTCGCCGCCGGTGCGCCAGAAGGCGTGCCACCCAGCCTGCCCGGTGGGCCGCTGGTTCGAGCCGACGACGACGGGGTTGTAGCGCATCTCCACGCCAACCCGGTCGTAGATGTAGTAGCCGGCCTTGAAGTCGCCCGCGAGCAGGATGTTCGAGCCCGTCGTGACCGTGGAGGTCATCGCCGACGCCTCGTACACCGGCGCACCGAGCAGCGTGGACGGGATGCCCACGCCGAAGTCGGTGAACACGCTGTTCGCGCTGGACTGCGCCATCGCCTGCTGACGGATGGTGTTGACGATCGCCTTGTTCGCGATCCACGCGGCGTTGCTCGCCGAGCGCGGGGTGAGCGCGTTCGCCACCGCGAAGGTGTCGGCGATCGACGCCGAGGTGAACGTGCCGCCCGTGGTCGGGGACACGCGCGAGGCCGTGACCGCCGTAACGGCGGTGACGACACCCTTGGGCTGGCCCGAACCGGAGCCCGTGGCGAACGCCGTGGCCTCCAGGCGGTCCTTGGCGTCCGCGATGATCCGCGTCAGCTGCGACACCAGCGTGCCATCGGCCTCCTGCTCGTAGGAGGCGAAGATGTACGCCGAGCCCTTGTAGGCGGTGATCGACGGCTGCGCCACGGTCGGCGAACCGTCCGCGGCCTCCGAGCCCTCGCCCAGCCACTCAGCGGTGACCCCGGCGCTGGACACGCCGTTCCACTTGTCGGCGGTGCCGGTGACGACCGTCGAGATGGCGCGGAACGGGTTGGTCGCGCCGCTGTTCGTGAGGATCACGGTGGGGTCGAGCAGGAACGGGATGGTGTAGCCGCCGTTCGCTGCGGTGTTCGACAGCGCCGCGCGCATGGCGTCGCGCTCCTCGGCGTCGAGCATGGTGAGCCCGAAGTCGGGGTTCCGCAGCACCTTCTCGAACGCCGAGCGGTACGCCGGCGAGCCGGTGAGCAGGATGTGACGGGCGATCGACGGCGAGCCCTCGGCGAGCTGCGTGGCACGCTCGCGCTGCTCGTCGGTGAACGACCGCGAC